CGCGAATTTTCGCGCCTCCGAATGGGGTTTTTCAGTTAGGACAAATTGTCCTAGAACCGGAACCGGGTTCGGGTCCGGTCTCGAGTTTCCGGCGACCGGCCGGAACTCGACGGCGGGGCCCACGCGGACGTGGCCCACGCACGCTCTACGCCCGGCCCGTAGACGCGCCGCCGCTGCGCAAGCTCTGCGCGCGATGCCGGCGCCGACTTCCGCCGAATCGGCCCGCGCGGCAAAATCCCGGGCGCGGCATTCCATGACTCGCTGCCGCGTCGCCGCCACCTCCGCGTGTTTCGCCATGCGCCGGAGCGTGGCTCGACGCGGCGGCGCGTCTCCCGCTAGATAGGCTCACGTATGTCTCGCAGACCAACCGCAACCGTTTTGAAACTGATTCGAGGGGACGCGCACCCGGAGCGGCACAAAGACGACCGACCGAAGATCAACGCCACGCCGCTAATTCCGCCGGGCGTGGTGTTCAGCCCCGAGGAGCGGGCCGTCTGGGACTACCTCATGGAGCACGTGGTGATCCCCGGCGTGCACGGCACGGGCGACGGCGGTGCGTTCGCGCAGATCGCCAAGTTGCAAGTGCGCGTCAATCAAGCCGATGCGAAGTGCACCCAGCTCGGGCTCGTGATGCGCGCACCCTCGGGCAAGCCCGAACTGCAACCCTATGCGCGCCTGAGCCGCGATCTCTGGAACCAGTTGCGTCTCGCCTACGCGGAAGTCGGCGCGACGCCGGCAGGCCGCGTGTCGATCTCGGGGCCGCGCGTCTCGGGACTGCCGGGCGGTGAAACTTCGTGGGATGAAATCAATTGAACGAGCCGAGCATCACGCTGCAGATGCCGCCGCCGGCTGTCGGCGCTTACTGGATAGGCGGCGTCGGGCACGGCCTCGGGTTTCACTTGACGCGACGCCCGAGCTGGCTACATCGGCAGATGATGCGATGGGCTTTCGGGTGGGTCTGGGTGGACGCATGAACGCAATACACGAGCAGGAAATCGAACTGAAACGCCGCGAGCCGGCGCCCATCGAGCACCACCGCGTCGCGGTGCATGTCGACTTGGCGGACATCGCGAGGCGCTACGGGCCGCGCGCAGCGGCCAGCATCACGGGCCGCGTCCGATTGTTGGAGGGCGCGATCATCATTGAGAAGCTAGAGGCACGCGACCAATGAACATGCCGCCCGAGCCGGAAGTCATCACAACGATGGCGCAGTATCACGGCTACATCGCCGAATGCACGGCGCTGATGCAGACCGACCCCGAGACCGACACGCCCGAAGGCCGGCGCCTGCTGGCGCTGGTGGATGCAATCGAAGCCTTCGAGCGCAAGGCGTGGCCGAGCATGTTCCCGGAAATGACGCCCGAGGACGCGCGGCAGTTGATCGGCGATTGACGAACAACGGTTAGACGCGGGCGACGGTTCATCCGGTCCCGCGCGCAAGGTGCGCGCGCGTGGATCAGATCGACATTCCGGGAACCGAGAACCAGCCGCCCAACGGCAAGCGAGGCCGACCGCGCAAGTGGTCGAACGATGCCGAGCGCCGGCAGCACGAAAAAGAGAAGCGCGCCGCCCGGGCGAAGAAACGCCGCGAGGAAATCGATACTGATCCGAAAGCGCGGCGACAGCGCGCCATTGCGCTGCATATGGCGGCGATCTCCGGCCCACCGCCCGAATTGCAGGTCCGTGATGACGATCTCGCGGAGCTGGGCACCGACTTCCCGAACGTCGCCGAAGCGCTGCAATACGCGCGTGACGTGCTGACTTCGCACGTGATCGCGTGCGAATGGGTGCGCCGCGCGTGCAAGCGCCACGAGCACGATCTCGCACGCATCGAGGCGGCGGACTGGCCCTACACGTTCAACGCCCAGAAGGCCGAGCGCGCGCTGCGCGCCATTCAGATGTTCCGCGAGGTGCGCGGGCCGCGCGCGGGAAAGCGGTTCCGTTTCGGCCCGTGGCAAAAATTCATCGTGGGCAGTCTGTTCGGCTGGGTCGACAAAACCACCGGCCTACGTCGGTTCCACTATGCGTTCGTCGCCGTGCCGCGCGGCAACGGCAAGTCATCGCTCGCCGCCGCGCTGTGCCTGCTGATGCTGGCGCTCGACGGCGAAGGCGGCGCCGAGGTGTACGCGGCGGCGGTCACGCGCGATCAAGCGCGCATCGTGTTCAACCTCGCGCAGCACATGGCCCGCACCGATGCCGCCTTCCGCGCGAAGTACGGCGTTTCGATTCACGCGCACGCGGTCGTGCAGGACGCCACCGCGAGCACGTTCCGTTCGCTGTCGCGCGATGCGAACGCGCTGGACGGGCTCAACGTGCACTTCGCGGTGCTCGACGAGCTGGCCGCGCACAAGACGCGGGAAATCCATGACGTGCTGGTGACTGCGACCGGCAAGCGCTCGCAGCCGCTGCTGTTCTCGATCACCACGGCGGGCGCGAATCAATCGGGCATCGGCTACGAGCAGTGGAAATACGCGATGAAAGTGCTGCGCGGCGAGTCGGAGGACGAAGCCTTCTTCGGCATCGTGTACACGCTCGACGATGCCGACAACTGGGAAGACCCCGCGAGCTGGGCGAAAGCCAACCCGAATTTCGGCAGCTCGGTAAACCCGGACACCATCGCGACGCTGGCGCACCGCGCGCGGCAGATCGCGAGTCAGCAGACCGCCTTCAAGCAAAAGCACCTGAATATATGGACCAACGCCGCCGTTTCGTGGATGAACATGCTGCAGTGGGACGCGTGCGCCGACGCGCCGCCCGAGGCGGAATTTAACGGCGAGGAATGCGTCATCGGCCTGGACCTCGCGGCGAAAATTGACTTGGCCGCGCGCGTCAAGATGTTCGCCCGCGTGCTGGATGGCGTCACGCATTACTACGTGTTCGCGCACTTCTATCTGCCGGAAGCCGCCATCGTCGACGGGCGCAACGCGAGCTACCAAACGTGGGAGGCCGAGAACTGGATCACGGCCACGCCGGGCGAAGTCATCGACTTCGACGCGATCCAGCTCGACCTGCAGACCGACGCCACGCACCACCGTTTGTTAGACGTGGCCTATGACCCGTGGCAGGCGTTGAAACTGGCCGCCGATCTCGCGGCGCTCGATATCCCGGTAATCGAATACCGGCCGACCGTCGCGAACTTCTCCCCGGCGATGAAAGAGATTGACGCGCTGGTCAGGCAACGGCGCTTCCACCACAACGGCAACCCGGTGCTGCGGTGGAACGTCGCGTGCGTGGAAGTCATGGAAGATTTCAAGGGCAACATTTACCCGCGCAAGGATCGGGACGACCCGCTACAGAAAATTGACGGGCTGGTGGCGCTGCTGATGGCGATGGGCCGGCGCATGTCGCTGGAAGCGGCGCCCGAGGCTGCGCCTACGCTCACCTTCGTCTGATCGTCAAGACGCACGCGGAGGCCTCCGCGTGCGAAATAGGTACATGCCGAAATCGCTATTCGGCGTGTACTCAATTCGGCGACTTGTCCGTTACGGGCGCCGAGCTTGTCCGTTATCTGGGGCGCGGCTGTGGTAGAAGCGCGCGCGGCGTGGCATTCGTGCACGCATAGTCATCGCGCTAGAGCGATGAGCATCGCGCACCGCGACGGCTCTAACTACGCGGCCCGATGTGTTTCACGTGAAACCCGTGGAACCGTTGCGAGGCGATCAGCGCGCGCCTACACTCCCGCGCATTCGGGCGACGGTTCATCCGGTCCCGCAGTCTCCGCCGAGGAATGCGATGCCTGAATGCACGTCAATGGCTTCCCGCCATCGTCCGTCTCGCGCGATACGCGAGCGTATTCCGAAGCCCGCCCCGTCCCCGCCCAAAACGTAATTCTCCGCTTCTCTCGCGGGCGACGGTTCACCCGGTCCCGCGCAACTCGTTAGGAGCTGCGCAATGGACCGCACCATCGGCGACTTCCCGCACGTCATCCACCGCACCGCGTCGCTCGATATCGACGAGACGCAGGAGCGCACGGTGCGCTTCGTGGCGAGCGATGAGACGGTAGACCGCTACGGCGACGTGATCATGGCGGACGGTTGGCAGCTCGATCAGTTCGCGCGCAACCCGATTTTCCTGTGGATGCACAGCCACGCGGCGCCCATCGGCACCGTGCCCGAAATCAAGGTCTGGGGCCAACGCCTGCTGGCGCGCGTGAAGTTCGCCGCGCCCGGCGTCTCTGAGCTTGCCGACTCGCTGTGGGCGCTGGTGAAGGCGCAGGTGCTGCGCGCGGTCTCGGTGGGATTCACCGTCAATTCCGAAAAAGATTTCGAGCCGATCCGCGACGACAACGACCGCGTGACCGGCTTCCGCTACCTGCGGCAAGAGTTGTTAGAGCTGTCGCTGGTCTCCGTGCCGGCGAACCCGAATGCGCTCGCGCTCGCCCGCTCGCTGAAACTTTCCGAACCCCTGATCGCCACCGCCTTGCCGCTAGACGCGTCTGTCATCGCGCGGCAGGGCGAAGCACGCCGCCGGATTCAACGGCTGCGCGTGCGTGGCTATCAACTCTCCGCGCCGCGTTAGGCCCGTCGCCCTCTCACTTTGGAACCAAACCCATGACTGTCTCCGAACGCATTGCCGAACTGCTCAAGCAGCGCGCGGCAAAGGTGAAGGCGCTGGAGGAACTCTCGGAAAAATCCGAGAAAGAAAACCGCGCCATGAATGACGAAGAAAACTCCGCTTCCGACGAAGTGGAGAAGGCCATCGAAGCGCTGGACGCGACCATCGAGCGGCTGAAAAAGCAGGAAGTGATCATCGCGCGGGCGTCGGCGCCGGCCGCTGCGCCGCGCATCACCATCGCCGCCGCACCGAAAGGCGTCCGCTTCGCGCGCATGTGCCTGGCTATTGCCGCCTCGCGCGGCAACTTCATGCAGGCGCAGGAAATCGCCAAGATGCATTGGCCCGACGACACCGAAATGAATTCGATTCTGCGGGCGCAATCGATGGGCATCACGCGCGCCGTGGTTCCCGCTGGCACCACGACTGACCCGGCGTGGGCCGGTGCGTTGGTGAATGCGGAAATTCTGTCGAACGAAATCATCGAACTCGTCATGGCCGAGGCGATTCTCGGCAAGCTGACGCAGGCTCGGCGCGTGCCGTTCAACGTGCGCATCCCGCGAGAAATCGCGGCGATTGGCACGGTGAAGTGGGTCGGTCAGGGTCTCTCCAAGCCCATCGGCCGAGGAAGCTATGACCTCGTGACCGTGCCGTGGTCGAAAGTGGCGATCATTGTCGCCATCACCGAAGAACTGGCGCGCTTCTCGAATCCGGCGGCCGAAACGCTGATGCGCGATTCGCTGGTCCGCTCCGTCAGCGGGTTCCTCGACGGGCAGTTCGTGGACAGCACGATTGCCCCGGTGGCGAACGTCTCGCCCGGCGGCATCACGAACGGCTTGCCGCCTGCTCAGACGTTCGTCAGCGCCGGCAGCACCGTGGAAGCCATTCAGCGAGACCTCGCGACCGCTGTCGGCATCCTCAACGAAGTCAACGCGCCGCGCGTGCCGACGTGGATCATGAACCCGCAGACGGCGATTGCCGTGGCGGCGAAGATCAACGCCTTCGGTCAGCCGGCATTCCAGACGATGACGCTGAACCCGCCGACGCTGTTCGGCTATCCGGTCATCGTGAGCGCGTACCTGCCAGCCGATCAGATCATTCTGCTCGACCAGCAGGGAGTGCTGCTCGCGATGGACAACGCCGTCACGGTCGACGTGTCGCGCGAGGCATCCGTGCAGATGGATGACACGCCCGCCACGCCGCCGACTCCGCTTGTGTCGTTCTGGCAGCAGAACCTGATCGGTCTCAAGGCCGAGCAGTTCGCCTACTGGCTGCGCGCACGCGATACGGACGTGGTGCTCATCACGGGTGTCGATTACGTCAACCCGACGCCGATCTAAGCGGCCTCGAATCCCGGCGCGCATTGGGCGTGCCGGGACTCGACCCACGCGCCGCCGTGAACTTCTTCGATAAAACTTTGTTAGGGCTGGTGAACTGGCGCACCAAGCAATCGTTCACGTCTCTCCCCATGCCGGCCGGTTTCGGCGGCAACAGTATCCCGCCGCTCTCGCACGGCTACGTCCACGAGCCATTCCCCGGCGCGTGGCAGATGAACAAAGAATGCTGGGGCCCGCAGGGTGTGTTCTCGGCGGTGTTCGCATGCATCACGATCATTGCGGGCGACATCGCGAAACTCCCGCCGCTGATCTATCGCACGCTGCCCAATGGCGCGCGCGAGCCCGCGCCGGCCCACCCGGCGCAGCGCGTGCTCGAAAAGCCGAACTCCTACCAGACGCGCGTGGACTTCTGGGGCCAGTTCATGTCCTGCGCATTGTTCGCGGGAAATACCTACGTGCTGCTGGTGCGCGACGAGCGCGGCGTGGTCACGCAGATGCACATCCTCGACCCGCGCCGCGTCACCGTGAACGTCGCGCCGGACGGCAGCGTGTTCTATTACATCGGCGCCATTGATCAGCTCGCCCAACTACTCAAAACCGAGTACATCCCGGCGCGCGACATCATGCACCACCGGCTGCTGACGCTGAATCACCCGATGATCGGCATCACGCCGCTGTATGCGGCCGGCGTCTCGGCGATGACCGGGCAGACCATCCAGCAGAATTCGTTCGCCTTCTTCGCGAACATGAGCCGCGCATCGGGCGTCCTGACGGCGCCGGGCAAGATTTCCCCGGAGCTGGCGACCCGCCTTAAATCCGAATGGGACACCAACTTCAAGGGCGGGCAGATGGGCCGCACGGCTGTCCTCGGCGAAGGCATGAAGTGGGAGCCGCTGACTATTTCCGCCGCCGATGCGCAGCTCATCGAACAACTTCGGTGGAGCGTGGAAGATGTCGCGCGCTGCTTCCGCGTCCCGAGCTACATGCTCACGGACGCGAACCGCATTTCCTTCAAGAATGCCGAACAGCTCGCGCGCCAGTATTACGCGCAGACCCTGCAGTACCACATTGAAAGCATCGAGACGCGGATCGATGCCGCCTTCGATCTCACGGGCGACGTGTATTGCGAGTTCGATCTCTCGGCACTGCTGCGCATGGAATTCGACGCACGCATGGCCGCGTATCAGACCGCGATTCAATCGGGCGTCCTCGCGATTAACGAGGCGCGCAAGTTAGAACAGCTCCCGCCCGCCGAAGGCGGCGAGGAACCGCTGGTGCAGATGCAGTACCGGCCGCTCTCAATGGCTGGCGATCCGGTGGACGCGTCTGTCAGCGCGTCCCCCGCACCGCCACCGCCGCCACCCGCCGACGATCCAGACGACGAGCCGACGCCCGAAGATGAGGAGACGCAGGCGGAAGAAGCCGCCGCGCTCGCCATCCTCGCGCGTGCGCGTGCGCTCCGTGGAATTCCGGTGCCCGCGTGAAACCTGATCACGTAATGCTGGTGGTCGACGCGGTATGCGAGGCCGTCAGCCTTCGGCTGCCCGCGCTCATCGAGTCAGCGGTGCGCGGAAACCTCGCGCCGGCCGTGGCGCCGGCCGCTGTCGCTGCGATTCGCGAGCTGCAGCAGACATTCGTCGCCGCCGCCGTGGCCGAGACCATGCAGGCGCAGGAAGCGCGCGTCAGTGAATTCCGCCAGCTCGACGAGGCGACGCTCGCCCAGGTCCGCGAAGAGTTGGCGCGCGCCAAGGGCGAATTCGACGACCGGCTGCGCGCGACCGCCGCCGCCATCATCGGAGAACAGCGTCAGGCATTGCTCGCTTCCGCCGTGGCCGAGACGATGCAGGCCCACGAGGAACGCATCGGGGAATTCCGGCGCTTCGATGAAACAGTGCTCGCCAAGATGCGCGAGGAATTGGACCGCCTGCGGGTCGAATTCGATGACGGTCTGCAGAAGCATTACGCGGAAGTTCGTCGCGAGCTGAGTCACGAGACCGCGACCACGCTGGCCGGCGCGCTCGCCAATCGCATGCAGGGACCGCCCGGCCCGCCCGGGCGAGACGGCACCCTCGCGCCGTCGATTCACTGGAAGGAAGGCTTGCACGTCGCCGCTGGCGCGTGCGTGCAGCATCGCGGCGGCTTGTGGTTCGCGAATGCCGACTCCGACGTGGAGCCGGGCGCCGCGTGCTCTGGCTACTCGCTGCTGCTCGACGGCTGCGAACCGTCGACCATTGAACCCGACGAGCGCGGGTTCCTGTTTGTCGTGTATCGCTTCGCGAGCGGCTTAGAGAAGCGGCTTCCCCTGAATTACCGGCCGATGCAAGACGCGGGCGTGTGGGATGCCGAGCGCGACTATCTGCCGAACGACTTCGTGAGCTACGGCGGTTCGCTATGGGTCGCGCGCGTCGGGCACTTCGCCCGGCGTCCCGGCACGGACACCGGCGGCGCGGCGTGGCGACTGGCCGTGAAGTGCGGCAAGGATGGAAGAGACGGCGAGCCGGGTCCGCCGGGCCCCGCTGGTGAACGCGGCCCGCCCGGCGAGCCACCGCCGCCCGCGCCGCGTAAGCGCGCCGTCGCGAACGGGGGCGCCTCGTGAGCGTCCCGAATCCGCTGCTCGACATCACGTGCGCCGCCTTCCCGACGCTCGATCAGATCAAGACGCAGCTCGGGATAACGGGCGCCGCGCAAGACGCCGCGCTCACCGAGAACATGCGCGCCACGCTCACGCTGATCGAAAAGTATCTCGGTCGTGGGATCGTGGAGCGCGCGACACCGCCGCAGGTTTTCGAGCCACCGGACACGCGTGACCCGCGTCTCTTTCTCACGCGCTTTCCGGTCGCGGAAGTGCTCAGCGTGGTTGTGCAGGACCAAGGCCCGCTGACGGGCTGGAAACTGTACGCCACGCAAGGCGTGATCGAATTGGGGAACGGCTGCTGCAACTGGTGGCCGCGCGGCAATTGTCGGACGGCGCCCGTGATCACGGTCGACTATCGCGGCGGCTATCCGCAGGACTGCTGGCCGCCCGACTTGTTAGATGGCGTCATGCGCACCTTCTACGGGCGCTGGAACGCCACGGGCGGCAACATTTCCACGGTCGTCGCAGGCGGCTCGGTGAAATCGTGGAGCGCTGACGGGCTCGCCATCGTCATGGGCGATTCCACGGTGGGCCTCGGCGAGATTTCCGACAACGTGATCCCGCCCGACATCCTGAATGTCGCGGCGATGCTCGACCCGTACCGCGTTCGCTTCGTGCGGGGGATATGAGCCGTGGCGATGCCTCCCGTACCGCCCGCAATGATTCGCGAATGGCAGGAAAGCCTGTCGGTCTACGGGCGTCCCGTCGATTACTTCGAGTCAATCGCGCCCGGTGTCGGTCGCGCCATGCGAGCGCGCGTGCACTTTCTCACCGCCGCCGAACTCGTGAACAGCGTGGAGCAATACGCCATCCGCGTGACCGTGGACGCGCGCCTGTTCGCGACGCGGGCGCCCGAGAAAGGCGACACGGTTGTAATCGATGACGCGCGGCGCGGCGTCATGAGCGTGTCACCCGTGCACGTGGGCCCCACGGTGTTCGCCTATTCGCTCGGGGTGCAGGGATGAGCGCCGACTACGTGCGCACCCAGCTCACGGCGGCAATTGCGCCGATTCTGGTGCCGACTGGCTTTCAGTTTTTCGAGACGATCAACGAGGCGCACGCCACCAAGGAATTGCCGTCGCGCTGGTACACGGTCGAATTCGTGCCTGCCACGGCCCCGCCGATCTCTCTCGGCACTCCGCAACTGTTCCGCGAAACCGGCTCTTGCGTTGTCGTCATTTTCACCGCTCAGGACATCACCGACACCGACGCCGTTGACGCCGCCGAACTAGTTAGGGATGCAATGGTGCACTTCCAGGTGGCGGACGTGGCCGGCAATTCACTTTGCGTGCTCGATTGCGGGCCGCCCAACGACGCGGACGGCGGCGATTTCCGTGGCGCTTGGTACGCCATCACCGTCGACATCGCCTACCAATACGACAGTTTGCGCTAAGGAGTAACGACCATGGCCTCTTCTGCTGATCTATTACAACTGGCGATGGTGCCGGAAGCGACTCCCGGCGTAACGCCTGCGACCCCGGCCTTTCAACTGATTCGCCCCACCAGCGAATCACTGGCCTATCAACCCGAGACGCAGCTCAGCAACGAGCTGAACCCCGACCGCCAGCTCTCTGACGTGATCGTGTCCGGCGGCCAGTCGGGCGGCGACATCGCGTTTGAAATTTCGAGCAACCCGGCATTCGAGATGATGTTAGAGGGCGCGCTGGGGAACAACTGGGCGACCGACGTGCTAAACGTCGGCAACCTGCTCAAGACGTACACGGTGGAAATGCGCTTCGCGCTCGACCCGGCCAGCGTCGTCCCCGCCGACCAGTACGACTACAACCGCGTGAATCGCGCGCTCATGGACGCGATGACGCTGACGTTTACGCCCGGCGGCCCGGCGACCGGCAGCGTGACGGTGGTGGGCGGCGCCTACACGCGCACGGACCTCGCGCTCGCTGGCGCTACCTACGTGACCGCCGGCCAGTTGCCAGTGATGACGGGCTCGGGCGTTTTCCCTGTGGTGTTCACCATCGGCGGCGTCGACTACACGGCGTGGTGTGTGTCGAATCTCGTGGTCAATTTCCGGAACAACGGGCGCGCGATTGCCTGCTTGGGTCAGGAGACCGCGAGCGAAGTCGCGCTCGGCCGCTTCGAGTGCGATATCGCGGCGTCTATCTACATCAACAAAGAAACCGAACAGTTAATGGACGCCTTTCTGGCCAAGGAGGAAATGGAATTTCACTTCGCCGCGCAGGATTCGCTCGGCAACAAATACGATTTCCTGTTCCCGCGCGTGCGCGTTTCGCAGTGCTCGCAGCCCGCCGCCGGCACCAATCAGGACGTGATCATGGAAGTGACCATGCAGGCGCTGGTCACGGAGCTGGCCGGCCCGCCGGTCGTTGATACCTGTGTGCAGATCACGCGCACGCACGTCACCACCCCGTGGCCCACGGGTTGATAGTTAGGAGGACAGATGGACTTTGGCAATCTCGACGATTGGAAAACGGACCCGCGCGCGTACACGACGGGCGTCCCGCTCGATCTCGGCAACGGTCGCGCGCTGCATATCAAGCGCGCCGGCACCGTCAGCCGCGAATTCGTGTCCGCCTGCGCCGCGCGGCAAAAGGCCGGGCTCGACCCGGATGATCCCGACGAGCAGATGTCGCTGTATGCGCGCGTGGTCGTTGCCGGCTGGTCCGGCATCGTGAACAGCAAGGGCGAAGCCGTGCCGTTTTCCGCCGAGGCGTGCATCGAACTATTCCGCGCGTACCCGGAAATCTGGGCGGCGGTCTGGCCGTTCGCGAACAGCCGCTCGAACTTCCGCGTGGAGGAAATGGATGAGGACAAAGCGCAGGTAAAACTGCCGCTCGGTGGCGCGAAGGCGCGGGCGAATACTCAGGCGCATTGAGAGCGCTTGAGGCCGCCGGGGTGGCAGTTCCGATCCTGCGCGATGAGCCGAAGCTGACGCATTTTCAAAGCCTCGCGTTTACCGCGTGGCGCGACCTGTGCGGCGAGCGCGCCGTGGGCCTCTCGCTGGGGCCGATTCCGTGGCGCGCCATCGTCGCGTGGTGCGACCGGTACCGGGTGCTAGACGCGGAGGCGCTGATCGAACTAGTGCAATGCATCGATACGGAGTGGCTGAACAGTGCTTCTACCCGGTCTCAACATTCAGGCGATCCCGCCGCAGCGCAAGGTCAGAAACGACACTGAGCTGCAGCAGTTCCTGCTCGCCGACCGGGAAGCCTTCATCAAGTCCGCCCACATATGGGTACGGCAAACGGCTACACGGGCGCTGGATGAGGCCCTACGAGCTGGCAACCCGAAGGACTACGTTGTCGGCATCGATGGCGAGACGCGCGGCGCGAACATCCGCACGGGCTTTCGTGGCGGCAGCATCGAGCAGGCTACCAAGTCCGTGCGCATTGAATTCGTCGGCGGCGCGCTCGCGGATGTAGCCAACGGCCTGCGCCCGATTCTCGCCGACGTGATCCGCGAGACGTTCCCGAATTCGCGGACGAAGGCCCTGCAAACGCAATGGTCCTGGTGGATTCAGCGCGGGCGCTACGCGGGCGGCAGCAAGAGCACCACGTCTGTACGGCTGGGTAGCTCGGTGCCTGACAGCGTGACGATTTACGACGTGCTCTGGCTCGCGCCCGATCTCGGGCCGGCCAAGTATGCGTGGTTCGCGAATCACAACGCGATCAAGTCAGGCGGCAGCAATTACAACCTGATCAAGCGCAAGGGCGGGCAGTTCCGCCTGCGCAAACGGCTGCGCGGCTATCTCGCCGAGTCCACGCGACGCATGCGCGGACGGAAGGTGCCGGGCGTGACCATTCAAGGCTGGATCGTCAAGAAGGCAATGACCGGGCCCGGCGCTGTCTCGCGCTACGGCGTGCCGGTGATCCGCGTCGCCTTCAAGTCCGGTCTCACTCGCGCCGTGATCAATTAGGGGAACCGCATGGCCGACGAACGCCGCAAGCTAATTTACGAAATTCTGGTCGAGGCCAAGCAGATCAAGCAGGAGGCCGGCGCCGCCCAGAAGGTCATGGGCGACCTCGGCAAGACCATCAAGGGCGTGACGGCGGCGCTCGGCGTTGGCCTTTCGCTCAAGGGCATCGGCGACGCGCTTGGCGAGGTGCAGAAGTTTAACGAGCAATTAAAGACGCTCGGCATCGAGGGCAGCGCCGCCACGGCTGGCCTTCAAGATGTGCAGGACATCGCCTTCGTCACCGGGCAATCGATCCAAGACGTGGCGGGCGTGTATCAGGAGGCAATTGAAGCCACGCAGCAGTTAGGCGGCTCGCAAGCCGACGCGGCGAAGCTGGCCGAGGCGTTCACGCGCGCGGCAGTCGCCGAAGGCAAGTCCGCCGCCGACGCCGCGCAGCAACTGCAAACGCTGCAGTTCGCGCTCGACGCGAACAACGTCAAGAGCAAGGAATTTATCGGGCTGCTGAAATCGAGCGAGACGTTTCAGACCGCTGCGCAGCAGGCGACCGGCAAGACCACCGCGGAATTGGTCAAGATGGCGCAGGCGGGCGAAATCACCCGCGAACAACTGGCCGGCATCGTTCAAGAATTCCAGAACATCGGCGAGGCGACCGAAGTGGGCGTGACGCTGGATCGCGTCATCGAATCCGCCGCCACACTCGGCAAGACTTTCGTCGCCGCGATAGCCGACGCCAGCGGCCTCTCGTCCACGCTCTCGCGCGCGGTCAACAGCGGCGGGCTCAAGGATTTTCTCGACTGGGTACGCCGTGCCGGAGAGATGTTAGGCGGCTTGCTGCGCATCATTTTCAATCTGGTGGAGGCCATCGGGCAATTCGGCATTCTGCTCACGCAGATCATTCTGGACCCCACCGAAATCGGCGAGCTGTTCGACGTGTTCGTGGAGCAGCAGAAGGAAAATATCGCCGACCTGAAAGACTCGCTGGAAGCCATCAAGCGTGGCGCGACTGGCGAGGGCCGCATCCAAACGCCTGACGTGGCGTTGCGCAGCGCCGAGGACTTGGCCGCCGATCAAGCGGCGCGCGATGCGCTCGACAAGGCGAAGGCCGACGAGGAAGCCGCAAAGCGTGCGCGCGAGGCGGAACGGCTGGCGCGCGAGGATCAGCGCGAAATGATCCGCGAAGCCGAACGCGCGGGCCGTGAGCGCATCGAGGCAGCGGAGGAAGTAGCGCGCCAGGAAAAGCTGATTTCCGACTACATAGAGGAGACGCGCGAGAACACCGAGAAGTGGATCGAAGCGATGGAAGCGCCGGAAATTCCCGGGCTCACCGAACAGATGGAGGAACAGGCGCGACTCGCCGAAGAAATGGCGGGCACGTTGACCGGCGCATTTGCCGACCTGTTCACGGGTGGCATTCACAACGCGCGCGAATTCTTCCGGCAGGTGCTGCAGGGTCTGGCGCAGATCGCGATCCAGCAGGCAGTCATCAAGGCGACCAGCTTTTTCAAAGACAGCGGTTTCTTTCAGGGGCTGGCGGGCGCGTTCGGCGCCGCGAAGGGTGCGGTATTCAAGGGCGGCAGCGTCGTGCCATTCGCTCAAGGCGGCGTGGTGACTGCGCCCACTGTGTTTCCAATGCGGGGCGGCCGGACTGGCCTCATGGGCGAAGCCGGAGCCGAAGCGGTCATGCCTTTGCGCCGCCTGCGGGACGGGCGCCTTGGTGTCGGTACGGTCGCCCCGTCCGTACAGATCGTGAATAACACGGGCGTTGCGGCCAAGGCGCACGTCGGCATGCGCGACGACCGTCTATCTATCGTGCTGGAAGCCGCGCAACTCGGCGCCACGATGGCGGAGGACCGATTCAACCGCAGCGTGCGAAGCGGCTACGGTTCTGCCGCGCAGGCAGTGCAAGGCACCTATGGCCTGCGGAGACGCGTGTAGTGGCCGCCGTTCCGCCATGGTTGGAGGCGCAGTTCGGTTGCATCCTGCGCGACAGCGCCGCGATTCAATCGCTATTGCGGACGCAGCTCTCGGCCACTCTCCCGTCGCCGTTGATCTCGCGCAAGGCCGACACCTCGGCGGCGGTGCAAATCAATTTTGAACTCGACATGGACAACGTGCAGATCACGGCGTGGCAGCAGTGGACTACCTACGACCTGTTTGACGCGTCGCTGCCGTTCGTGATCCCGATCCCGTGGGGAACCGTGATCGTCGGCGCGCATGCGCGCCTGCTTGAAGCGTGGCAGGCGACGCGCGTGGATTCGCTGCGGTGGAGCGTCACGGGCGTCATGGAAATCGAGCGCGCCTCGCTGCCGCCGTTCTCGGGAGGTCTCAGTGCCTGAACCGGCAGCAACCGCTCTCGCAGTCCCGCCGCCGCTGTGGCCCGCGACGCTGCCCGATCCGCAGGCGGGCTTCACCGTTTCGCAGGGCGTGCGCACCGAAGCCGCCGAAGTGATGTTCGGCGTGACGCGGCTGGTCGTGAAGGGTCGCACGGCGCCGGCAACCTTTTCCTTCACGTGCTGGCTCACAGCCGCGCAGATGCAGGAATTCGAGGAGTTTTACCGCGATGTCATCGAACAGCACGAGGGCGAGTTCTACGCGCGATGGATCGGTGGCAGCCGTATCGTCGCCTTTGCGCAGGCTTATCAGTACAGCGCGCTCGGCACGGGCTACGTACTCACAGGGACTCTCGTCCGCACGCGCATCGACGAAACGGCCTGCGACGAGTTCATCCAGTCCGTTTTCGGAAACATCTACCGCGCCTATCTCCCGGCCGTCGACAACTACATCGCCGACCTCACGGCGGTCGACATCTACAAAGACGATTTCTCCCTCCAATTGATTGCGGACAACGAGTGCTAGCCGATGCCCGCGAACTTCGACAGCGCCTTCAATCTCTGGCTGACGCAACACGGCAGCGAGCGCTCGGCCGCTGTCAATGTGCTCGACTTCCGCCACCCGAAGTGGGGTTCCGTGATCGTCAGCGACTACGGCGAGCCGTTTCGGGCGCGCGATGTGCTGGGCGTTGAATTCGTCGCTGAACCGCTCGCATTCACCATCGACGTGGCGGCCGACAACGTGACCACCGAGCAGCGCGTGCTGATCAAGCTCGACAACGTGAACGGCGCCGTAGCGAATCAACTGCGCGAACTGACCGACGAGGATTTACAGACTGCGGTGCAGGTCATTTACAGCGTGTACCTCGACACCGAGGCGCAGGCGCCGCAAATCGATCCGCTGCTGCTGTACGTGACGGGCGTCGGCCTATCTAGGTTGATCGCCGAAGTGGAAGCGTCCGCCGACCTGCTGCCGAACGTCAGCTCGGGCATTCGCTACACCATCGATAACTT